TCTTGCAGCCAATATTGGAGGCACAGGGTCTGGGTTTTCTATTCCCGTGACCACGGTAGGCAATACCACAGGAACCACATGGCTCGGCGACAACTATGACCCAGCACTCCTGTATGGGACACTGATTGAAGCTCACACCTACATGAAGGGTGAGCCAGACATGCTTGCCTTGTACGATGGTAAGTACAAAGAGGCAATGGGCCAACTGAAACGTCTGGGTGACGGTTTAGAACGTCAGGACGCATACCGTAGTGGACAGGTTAGGGTTGCAGTAACATGAGCATTTCCCAGACCTTGACCACATCTTTCAAGCAGCAACTGCTTGAGGCGGTGCATGATTTCTCCACAGACACCTTCTATATGGCGCTGTACACAGCCAATGCCGATATAGGGGCAGCTACCACCGTTTACACAGCGACCGGGGAGATTTCAGGCACAGGCTACACTGCAACAGGTCAGGTGATGACAGGCATCTCGGTCAGTGTCACAGACACCACAGCCTTTGTAAACTTCAGCAATGTGGTCTGGACAACAGGGGCGTTTACAGCACGGGGTGCGCTGATTTACAATCTAACCAAGAGCAACAAATCGGTGGCAGTATTAGACTTCGGCGCTGACAAAACCACTACCTCATCGTTCACCGTTGTGATGCCTACCAACTCATCCACAACCGCATTGATAAGACTACCATGATCACAACCACCAAAGGTCTGATGGACGAAGCCCTGCTGGACAAGCGGGAAGGAACCATAGACAACGACAACGAAACCACAACATGGATTGAATACTGGTTGGGTGGTGAATTGGTACATCGTTCGGCGCATGTGCAACTAAAACGTGCTGTCGTAACTTTTGGCGAAACCGCTGAATTTTAAGGAAATACCGTGGCAAATACACAATGCATGACCAACTCGTTCAAAGTAGACCTGTTTAATGCAGTTCACGCTTTCAACGCTACAAATATACCGGCACACACTGTAGCTACAGCCGATGTGTTTAAAGCGGCCCTGTACACGGCGGCAAGTTCACTGGGAACCACCACAACTTCGTTTACAAGTGCGGTTACAGAAGTGTCGGGTACGGGGTACACCACTGGCGGGGTTGTAGTTACATTTGGTACAGCACCAAGCAACACAACAACAACGGCGTTCCTGACCCCTTCAGCGACCATTACCTACACAACCGTCACTTTGGCAACTTCTTTTGATGCCATGCTGCTGTACAACAACACCAATGCAGGCAAGAACGCTGTAGCGGTATTTACCTTCACGGCTCAGACGGTGGCGGCGGGTACGTTTTCACTGACGATGCCAACCAATGATGCGTCCACCGGATTGTTACGGCTGGCATAAAGTGGTATGTCTACAGCATGGAGCGATGGCACATGGGGTAGTAACACTTGGGGTGGCAGTCAGGCTGCGCTCACAGGTGTGTCAGCCACGGGTTTAGTTGGGACATCTAGTGGTGGTTTAACCGCAGAACTTACCGGGGTCAGTTCAACAGGATCGGTAGGTACAGTTACTGCAAGTGTAAGTTTCCCGGTGACAGGGGTTAGTGCAACAGGATCAGTAGGCAGTCTCGGGTCTACAGTTAGTGTTGCGCTTGTTGGAGTAAGTTCAACCGGATCAGTAGGGTCAATCTCGCAAGCGTTTGCTTGGAGTGTGATAGATAATACGCAGACAGCTAACTGGTCTGCTGTCTCGACGACTTAGGAGGATTTAATGCCAACATCATTCAGTACAAATCTGGCTCTGGCCCTACCCGCTACGGGAGAGTTGTCGGGTACTTGGGGCACAACTGTCAATTCCAACATCACCAACATGCTCGACGAAGCGTTGGGGTATCAGGCATTTTCAGCCACTGGAGGCTCAGACACGCTGACCATCCCTGACGGCACAACGGGAGTAGCCCGGAGCATCTACATCCAGCTTAATGGCACAGGCGGGGGTACAGTCAACGTCCCCACAACCAAAACAAAGATGTACTTTGTTTTCAACAACACCGCATCTGCCATCACATTCAAGGTCACAGGCCAGACCGGGGTGTCCATCCCAGCCGCAGCAAAGATAGCCCTAGTCAGCAATGGCACAGACATCATAACTGCCGAGAACTACCTTGCCACACTAACCCTTGGTGCTGCTCTGCCGGTGGCATCTGGGGGTACAGCCCTAACAGCAGGAACCTCTGGCGGTGTTCTGGCCTACACAGCATCTGGCACATTGGCATCATCTGGTGCGCTGACTCAGTACGGTGTTGTCATTGGTGGTGGTGCAGGGGCCGTTCCAACGTCAACTGCCGCAGGCACAACAACTACGGTTCTTCACGGCAATGCAAGCGGTACGCCGACCTTTGGTGCGGTATCTTTGACTGCGGATGTTTCTGGAACACTCCCCGTTGCCAACGGCGGCACAAGCCTGACAACCCTCACCGCCAACAACGTGATTCTCGGCAACGGCGCATCAGCACCGACTTTTGTAGCACCTAGTTCATCAGGCAACGTGCTGACGAGCAACGGCACGACTTGGCAATCAACTGCACCAGCAGCAAGCGGGGCCAGTAAAGGTCAAGCAATCGCTTTTTCAATGATCTTCGGTCTGTAAGGAACCATCATGGCAAACCCCAACATAGTCAACGTCACCACCATTACAGGTAACACGACATACCTCACACCCGCGAATACCACGGCTAACGTCCTGCTGTCCAACGCAGCATCATCCGGCTTGGTCTTCAAGATCAACCAGATTGTGTGCGCCAACGTCAATGGCTCAAGTGCTGTAAACGCAACGGTAGCAATCAACAACGCAGCCGCTGGTGCAGGTACAAACTTCCCGGTGATTAGCACGGTGTCAGTGCCAGCCAGTGCCTCTGTGATTGCTGTGGACAAGACGACTGCCATCTACCTGATGGAAAATAGCTCCATCGTCGTCACGTCCGGCACGTCAAGCGGCATCACCTACAGCCTGAGCTACGAATCCATCGCTGCGTAATGAGCATCCGACAGCAAAACTTAGGCAGTATCGTCAAGCCGGGGTTTAACCCGCTTGGGGCGCAGACGAGTGTTACTACTTATGAGCCGTATTTGTATACTTGGGGGTTCAATTCTGATGGTCAGTTGGGTGATGGCTCTATTACTAATAGGTCATCTCCTGTCCAAATTGGTTCTTTAACTAATTGGCTTGCAATTGCTGGTGGATACCGGCACACAGCCGCTGTAAAAACGGACGGCACATTGTGGACTTGGGGTTTAAACAGTTCTGGTCAATTAGGTCTTGGTAATACGACCAATTATTCTTCGCCTAAACAGGTTGGTGCATTGACTGCTTGGTCAAAAGTTACGTGCGCTCATTCCTCTACATTTGCCATTAAAACCGATGGAACAATATGGTCATGGGGTCAAAATGGCAATGGTCAATGTGGTCTAAATAATACCACTTATTACTCTAGCCCTAAACAAATTGGCGCATTAACAAATTGGTTAAATGTAGCAAGTCATTGGTATACAGGTATTGCTATAAAAACAGACGGAACAATATGGTCGTGGGGTCGAAATGGTTCTGGTCAATTAGGTTTAGGAAATACAACAGATTACTCTAGCCCAAAACAAATTGGAGCATTAACTACTTGGCTAACTATTGCATCTGGTAGGTATCACATAATAGCAACTACAACCAGCGGCGCACTGTGGACTTGGGGGCAAAATAACAATGGTCAATTAGCACAAGGCAATACAACTAATAGGTCATCTCCTGTACAAGTCGGTGCGCTTACCAATTGGCTTTCTATAGCAGGCGGTTTTTACCACACAACATCTATTAAAACTGATGGAACATTTTGGTCTTGGGGTGGTAACAGCGAAGGTCAATTGGGTTTGGGAAATACAACCAATTACTCATCACCCAAGCAAGTTGGTGCTTTAACAAATTGGTCTAAAAATGCTATAGGAATGTTTCAAAACATTACTATTAAAACGGATAAAACGCTATGGACTTGGGGGAGGGGTTCCAGTGGTCAGTTAGGATTAGGAAATACCACCTATTACTCAAGCCCCAAACAAGTTGGTTCAGCAACCACTTGGGTTCTTACGGCTGGTGGTACAAACCACTCTATAGCCCTCCTCTACTAAGAACATCATGCCATCAACAACAATAGTATCAGGAGTCCAATACTCAGGCATCTGGACAATGCAACAGGTGAACGCCGCTGTAGCTGCGAATACTTGGCCTAGCCCACCGGGGCCAGCTTTGTTTGCATGGGGGGCTGGTTATAGTGGACAACTTGGACTTGGAAATACTACAAATTACTCGTCACCAAAACAAGTTGGTTCTTTAGTTACATGGGCTAGTATTTCTGGTGGTGCGGCTTTTACTCTTGCAATTAAATTAGATGGAACCATGTGGTCTTGGGGTAGCAACGGCTCTGGTCAGCTTGGTCTTGGCAATACTACAGGTTACTCGTCACCAAAACAAATTGGTGCTTTAACAAGTTGGTTAAAGGTTTCGGCAGGATCGTATTCTTGTGCCGCCATTAAAACCGATGGAACAATTTGGTCTTGGGGGAATGGTCAAAACGGTAAATTAGGGCTTGGTAATACCACCTATTACTCATCTCCTAAACAAATAGGCGCATTAACTAATTGGTCAAATGTTGCTGTTGGTGATTCCCATGTTATAGCATTAAAAACTGATGGCACACTTTGGTCTTGGGGATCTAATGCCGAAGGTCGTTTAGGTTTAAATGATGTAACAAACCGCTCATCACCTGTTCAAATTGGCTCTCTTACTTCATGGGTAAATTTAGAGGCTGGGTATAAAAACTCACAAGCAATCCAATCTAACGGTACGTTATGGTCATGGGGGAATAATATTTTTGGTGGATTAGGTCTCGGCAATACAACAGACTACTCATCACCAAAACAAATTGGTGCATTAACAACATGGTTAAAAGTCTCTACTAATTATCAATTTACTTTAGCAATAAAAACTGATGGCACACTTTGGTCTTGGGGATATAACAGTAACGGTCAGCTTGGTTTAGGTAACATTACAAATTACTCGTCTCCCAAGCAGGTTGGTGCTTTAACTGCGTGGAGTAATTCAGCTTGTGGTTTGTTTTATTCAGTTTCTACTAAAACAGATGGCACAATATGGACTTGGGGCCAAAATAACTATGGTCAACTTGGTTTGGGCAATACAACGCAGTATTCTTCTCCTAAACAAGTAGGTGGTTTGACAACATGGCTTAACACTTCTGCTGGCTCTTACCACACAGTTACAATTAAAACCACATGAACAAAACACTCCACTTTCTTTCTGGCATTCCTCGTTCTGGTTCGACAGTGTTGGCGGCTATTCTCAACCAGAACCCAATGACTCACGTATCTACTACGTCCGGTCTGGTTCATGCTTTGGATGGCTTGGCAAACACTTGGCATTCTGCCGGGTTGCTGAACGAGAACGACCCTGATCGCACCAAGCTGGCTCAGACGATGCGTGGTGCGATTGATGCGTTCTACGAGGACACAGACGCTCCTGTCATCATTGACAAATCGCGTGGCTGGCCTATCGCTCAAATCATGGCGGCTATGTCTCAAGTCCTTGGCAAACAGCCTAAGATCATTGCTACGGTGCGTTCAGTGCCTGACTGTGCTGCCAGCTTCATCCGGGTAGCCAAGCCTGAGAACCTTGACGAGTTCATGTACTCCGGGCAGTTGATGGATCACCTGAAAGCTGCTTACATCTCGCTCCAGAACGGCTACAACTTTGCCCCTGAGAACTTTCTGTTTGTGGAGTACGAAGACCTGCTGGCTGACCCCAAAGCGCAACTGGCCCGTATCCACGCCTTCCTTGAACTGCCTGACTTCGCCTACGACTTTGACAACATTGACGGCTCTACGGTAGCTGAAGATGATGAGAACCTGCACGGCCACGCAGGTATGCACGATGTCAAGCCCAAGCTGGAAGCACAGCACAAGCAAGACCCCAAAGACCTGCTCAAGTCGCACTACAGCAGCTTCTGCCAGCCTGAGTTTTGGCTAGAGCGCCCCCGCACCACCCCGGAGCTTCACGCCCTAGACCTGCAACTGGCAGCGTCCACAACGGGTGACTTTGCTGAAGGCTGGCGCTTGGCCCAGCAACTTGAAGCTGACGAGCCAAACAACCACCGTGCCGCCTACAACCGGGGTTGGTACTACCTGCGCCAAGGGCAGATACAAAAGGGTTACAGCCTGATGGACAGGGGCCGTGTGGCTGGTGTCTTTGGCAACAAGCGCCCAGATGTACCCACTCAGCAGTGGGACGGTAAGACCAAAGGGATCGTCCTGCTCAATCTTGAAGGCGGTCTGGGCGACCAGATTCACCAAGTGCGCTACGCCAAGCACATCGCCGCACGGGGCTGTAAAGTAATTGTGGCTTGCAGTGGCTCACTGGCATCTCTGTTCGTTGATGTGGAGGGTGTGTCCTCAGTCATCCAGCATGAAGCCATGTTCGGCATCTACCATGACTTCTGGGTTGCTGGTATGTCGGCTGTAGTGCCGCTGGGCTTTGAGTTGGCAGACATCTCTGGCGTTCCGTACCTGAGCAAGCCGACCACCATCAAGGGCCGCAAGAAACGCATTGGCCTGCGCTGGCAAGGGCAGAGTCAGTTTGAGCATGAACACCACAAGAAGTTTCCCTACGATTTAATGTTCACCGCAGTCAAGGACGCAGACGCTGAGTTCATTAGCCTGCAACGTGATGAGGGTGCAGACGCCTGCCCAGCTTGGGTCAAGCCCGTGCCGCTAAATAGCTGGGAAGACACCCGCGCCGCCGCTGCATCGTGCGACTTGGTGATTAGCTCCTGCACCAGCGTCAGCCACCTGTCAGCGGCTATGGGCGTGGAGACTTGGGTGATAACCCCTGTGATGCCCTACTTCCTGTACGCGCTTGAGGGCGAAGCCACACCCTACTACGACAGCATGAAGCTGATGCGCCAAGAAGTGTTTGGTGATTGGCAAGCCCCGTTTGACCGCATCAAAGACCGCTTGGGCGTCAAGCCTGCGCTGAGGAGCGTTGCATGAGTTTTAGATACCCTGCGGGAGTGGTTGGGGCTGCGGTAACGCCCTCTGGCCCTTACCAGAACAGCACTGCTCCGGGCATTTGGAGTTTGGCTGGACAAGCTAACTTTCAGGCCCAAAGTTTGTGGCCTACGCAGGGGGCTTTTTCTCCAAATCAATTATGGACTTGGGGACAAAATAACTTTGGGCAATTAGGACTAAACAACACAACTTATTATTCATCGCCAAACCAAGTAGGTGTGACGGTATGGCTTAATTTTTCTGGGGGACAATATCACACTGTAGCAACCAGAACTAATGGGACTCTTTGGGCATGGGGTCAAGGCTCTGGAGGTAAATTAGGCTTAGGAAATACTACTTACTACTCAAGTCCAAAACAAGTTGGTGCATTAACCACATGGTTATATGTAGCAGCGGCGAAATATTTTTCGCTTGCAACTAAAACAGATGGAACATTGTGGTCATGGGGAAATAACGGTTCTGGTCAATTGGGTATTGGAGTGGTTTCATTTGGATACTCATCCCCAAAACAAGTAAGCGGGACGTCGTGGAGTAAAATTGCTAACGGACAAAAACACGCTGTAGCAACACAAACAAATGGAACCTTGTGGGCATGGGGGTTAAATACTTCTGGACAACTGGGGCTTGGCGATACAACAGATAGGTCAACACCAGTACAAATTGGTGCATTAACTACTTGGTCTGTAGTATCTGCTAAATTCAATCAGTGTCTTGCTGTTAAAACAGATGGAACTCTTTGGGCTTGGGGTGTTAATGGTAATTCGCAACTTGGTTTAGGCAATTCTACAAACTACTCTTCTCCTGTTCAAGTCGGTGCTTTAACTGCATGGATTCAAGTTTCTTGTGGGTCATATCACACTTTAGCTCTAAAAACCAACGGAACCTTATGGTCTTGGGGGAACAACGTTGGCGGTCAGTTGGGGTTGGGAAACACAACTGCATATAACTCACCAATGCAAGTTGGAGCATTAACCAATTGGTATGATGTTTCCGGGGGGATTAGACACTCACTATCTACTAAAACAGATGGCACATTGTGGTCTTGGGGCCGAAATGGTCAAGGTCAGTTGGGGTTGGGTAACGTTACCTATTTTTCATCTCCAAAACAAGTTGGTGCTTTAACAACTTGGATAAAAATTTCGGCGGGATACCGTTTTTCTACCGCAACAAAATCCTCGTAAACTCTCTCAACAAAAGGAAATCATCATGTCACTTTATGTTCGCATCCAAAACAACCTCGTCACCGACTGCTGGGACACTCCACCGCCAGCGGGTCAAGACGGTTGGAAATCAGCCGTTGAAGTGAGGCCAGCTATCACAGCGCATCGTCAAGGCTACACCGCCCACACGTTTGATCTGTCCACTGACCCAGTGCAGATCGTGTACGGAACCTACGACATCCCTGTTGCAGACCGCAAGGTTGGCATGAAGGCCAATGCCTCGTTCAGCTTCCAGCAAGTTGTGCAAGAGCAGATGCGTAATCCATCAACCTACGACCCCGCTGCCGTTGCCGCTGCACAAGCTGCCATTGCACCCAAGGTTGCTGCGATTGAAGCCGCTACAACTCACGATCAGCTTGACGCTCTGCTATGAAAATCTTAGTCATGGGCCTACCGGGCAGCGGCAAGACCTACCTTGCACAAGCCCTCAAAGCCTATCTTGAGAGCAACTCAACGCTCAAGAATATGCCAGCACACAAGATGCAGGACACGGTTCCAGCGTCTTACAAGTGCAGCGTGGATTGGTTCAACGCTGACGACATCCGCAAGCGGTTCAATGACTGGGATTTTTCCAAAGAAGGCCGCATTCGTCAGAGCCTACGCATGGCTGAGTTTGCCCTCAAGTCCACTGGCGACTATGTGATCTGCGACTTTGTGGCCCCGCTGGTGGAGATGCGGAACAACTTCAAAGCCGATTGGACTGTCTGGATGGACACCATTGACCAAGGCCGTTTTGATGACACCAACAAAGCGTTTATTCCACCGAAGGAATACGACTTCCGTGTCACTGAGCAGAACGCCGAGAAGTGGGCAGAGTTCATTGGACAGCACATCCTAGACAGCCGCCGCCGCCCTACCTTTGATTGGAAGCGGGAAACCGTGCAGATGTTGGGCCGCTGGCAACCTTGGCATCCGGGCCACAGGGCGTTGTTTGACCGGGCGATTGCCAAGACAGGCCAAGTGGTCATCCAGATCAGGGACTGCCAAGGCTGGAACGGCTCTAACCCCTTTGCCGCAGAGCAGGTGAAAGACTTGATCAAGCGTGACCTAGACCCCCTGTATCAAGGCCAGTACGAGATACAGCTTGTGCCCAATGTCACAAATATCACCTATGGTAGGGACGTGGGCTACAAGATTGAGCAGGAAGTGTTTGATGCAGCCACCCACGCCATCTCCGCAACAGCAATCCGAAAGAAGATGGGCGTGTGATGACTGAGAAAATGATCAGCGAGACAGAGGCCAAGCTGTCGGTGCATGAGGCCATCTGCGCCGAAAGGTACGCTGGCATCCAGAAGAGCTTTGCTGATGGCTCAAAGCGCATGACCCGCATTGAATACCTGCTGTATGGGGTGATTGTCTGTGTTCTGTTCGGCCCCGGCGTTGCTGCCCAGTTTGTTGCGAAAGTATTGGGGTTGTAATGTGGACTTTTTCGACATCCTTGCAAAGTCATGGCCCATCCTGCTGGCAATCATCACGCTGATCATCGTCTTGGCTAAACTCGACCTGCGGGTGGCGGTGCTGGAAGAAAAGGTAAAACAGTTATTTGAAATGTGGAATAAGAAATGATAACCCTACTCACTACCCTGATCAGTTTCTTGGCTGGTGGCTTGCCCAAGCTGCTTGGTTTCTTCCAAGACCGCGCTGACAAGAAGCATGAGATGGCGATGGCTCAACTCCAGATTGAGCGTGAGCTTGAGCTACGCAAAGCTGGGTTTGAGGCGCAGCAACGAGTAGAAGAGATCAAAGTAGAGGGTCAGGCCATTGAAGCTGAAGCCTCAGAACGGGCTGCGCTGTACGCCCACGACATAGCTATCGGTCAAGGTGCATCACAGTGGATGGTCAACCTGCGCTCTGGTGTGCGCCCGATACTGACCTACGGTTTCTTCGCCCTGTTTGCGTTTGTCGAGATTGGTGGCTTTGTGTACGCATGGCATCGGGATATTGCATTTGACGTGTTGATTGCCAAGTTGTGGGACGCCGACACCCAGATCATCTTTGCCAGCATCATCAGCTTCCACTTTGGTGGACGGGCGTTTAAAGGGGGCAAGGATTGAAAGTCTCCGACCGCTGCAAGGAGATGATCAAGCACCACGAGGGTTTGAGACTAAAGCCGTACCGTTGTCCAGCGCGGCTCTGGACTGTTGGCGTTGGAAGGGTTTTATATGCAATTCAAGGTCGTTTACCACTGGATCAGAGAGATGCTTTCCCGCTTGCGCCAGAAGATAACCGCACATTTTCAAAGGCTGAAGTAGATGGACTCCTTGCTTTTGATCTCCAGCGATTTGAGGTTGGGGTCGCCAGACTTTTTCCTATGGGTCTTACCCAAAATCAAAATGACGCTCTTGTTAGTTTTGCCTTTAATCTTGGTCTGGGAGGACTTCAGCGGTCAACGCTCCGTCAGAAGATGCTTCGGGGCGAGACGCAAGAAGCTGCCGACGAGTTCTTGAAGTTTGTAAGGGGTGGGGGTAAAATCTTACCGGGACTAGTCAAGCGCCGCAATGACGAACGTGCCCTGTTCCTGTCTTAGGATGGAAAATGCCACTACAGAAAATCAAATTAATTCCGGGCGTAAACAGGGAAGGAACCCGTTACGCTAGAGAGGGCGGCTACTACGAGTCGGATAACGTCCGGTTTCGGCAAGGTACGCCTGAAAAGATAGGCGGCTGGGTACGTATTTCTACCAGCACGT